GTGAGCACATCACCGACTGAGAAACCTCCAGGTACTGTCATGTTGTGTCCTTTCTAGAAACCGAGTTTATTGCCCGGGTAGGTGCCCGACGTGCCCAAAGTGCCGTAAACAGCGTTGTTCAGGATCAGGTAGTTGTTGTTATCAAACGCCGACAAGGTAACCGTAATCGTTGTTTCTGACGGGTCTGAGTCAATTTGTACGCCCTCAACAATGCAGTCGTATGTTTTGTTGCGGAAAATGACCGTGCACGCTAGGCCAGCGTTGCACCGTGCTGCGTTCAATAGCCCTTGAAACTCGGTTAAACGTGTCGCTGTGTCTTGGTTGGCGTAGGACGCAGTAATGCTCACAGGGTTTGACGCTGTGGTGTTGTATTGGCTTTTCAAATACTGTGCATGGCTTAACGCTTGCGCTGTTGTGTAGTCGTAGGACTCTTGCGTCAAGTTATAGAAACCTGAGCCTGATGTTTGTGCTGCCAGCCCTAATGGGTTGATCGTGATTTCGGTGTAATAGTTTTGTGCAGCCGAATTAAACTGTATGTCGTCGTATCGAATACCGTCCACCGTTGAGTCGTCAGCAAACGTGAAGTCGGAAACTGTGTCGTAGTTACGTTGAGCAAACACCACATTGGGTTGCAATTCAAGTTGCAAAGGAATACCTGGAGGGCTTAAGTATCCGCCTGTTTCGCGTATGTAACCCACCTCAGTTTGCATCAGCGTGTTCACTAGGTCTAGACCGTTGCCTACGTAGGTTTGTGCTGACGCTATTGACTGCCCAGTACCAGCAATAGTTGTAAACGTGTCGTAGCCAATAGCGGTCGCCACAGCTGAGATCTGTGCCAGTGTGGTGTTTTGGCTAATTGCACGGCTAGTAAAGTTGCGACGGCCCCAACGTGCCAACGTGCCCTCAAGCGTAAGCACCGTAACGTCCATGCTTGATTTAATGCCGTAATTGAAAAGTTTGTCTTTAACTGTCCCTAAAAACACAACTTGGTTTGTGGCTATTAACTGCCCGCCTGCGTAGTCGCCAGTAACAACCAGCACATAATCCCCGATAAAAGCTGCTGGCGTGCCACGTGTCACGATTGTGCACGACGACGGACTAAATGGGTCCGTTTGCCATTGACGACCTCGAGAGACCGACACTGACTGCACAAGTGTGGACCATTCAGTCAGATTGGTGTTGAGGCTCGATTGGTAAAAAACGCTAAATGCTTGTGGCATTAGAAACTCCCTGTGACAGCAATTGGCAACGGTCCAGCGTTACGGCCATACTCACGCAGCTGCTGCACCACAGCCTTGGGGTTTGGGTTAGTAATCGTAATGTACTGCGTAACCTGCCCAGTTGCTTGACCGACCGCCAACCCGGCACCAACCTGCCCCGCCACATTTCCCACAGCTGTATAAGCCTGGTTCAGTTGGCGTATGTCCCTCAATGCGTTGGATTGCGCCAACAAGTCCTCGGCAAACTGGGATCCGCTAGCCAAGTCCATTTGCATAATGCCTTGGATAGCCAACGGCCCCAAACCCATGCCCTGCAGCTTGAGCAGGTTTTTGCCATAGTTCTTAATCTGCCCGACCATGCTTTTAACGTTCTTCATAAAGTCGGGAAAGTTCTTCGAGTCCCGGTACGCACCACCTAGGTCAAACAAGCTTGTGAACGTGGCTGTGATTTCTTGTTTGATTTGGCCCAGGTTTTTGAGGAACCTTTCCAATGGTGTTTCAATGTCCACCAACGCTGATCCGTAACTGCGTGTGGATTTCTCCAAACCCTTGAACAACTTGTCAAAACCGCTAAATAGTTGTGTGCCACCAGGCTGCACAAACACTTCATTTACACGCTCAAGTTCGTCAGCAAACTTGCCTACGTCGTCTGCAGTAACTCGAAAGTTTTTGCCAATAACTGGAATAACACCAAGAATGGTTCGGAACACCGACGGTGACTCTGCAGCTTTATCATTGTTTTTTTGCATTGCGTCACCAAGCAAATTCAACGCTTCCACCGCTGGATCAAGTACGTCAATTAGATCGGAAATAATCGGGATAAATACTTTTCCAATAGCTTCAGCTGCTTCCTGGAACTTTTGGGTGGTAATGGCTAACTTGCCTGCGTACGTATCCGCTGCGTTAGCTGCAGATCCACCAAACGTGTCACTGAGCAGTTGGGTTGCTGCGTCGAAGTCCTTGGTTTTGACAATGTTTTCGTCAAGCGGAATACCTAGGCGTTTAAGCGACCCGAGGTTGCCCTGGTATGCCCTAGCCAACGCCAATGTGACACTTTCAAGGCTTCTACCAGAACCGACGCTCACGTCTGTTGCCAGCGTTAGCAGGTCTTGTGCTTCGGTTACGTCTTTGGTCGCTCGGACTAGGTTTTGGAAACCAGTACGCAACTCTGTGTCTGAGATGCCCGCAGCCATCTGCATACTGCTGATTAGGTCTTCAACGCTAGCGATCTGTTTGTCGGTCGCCCCGGTTGTATTGCGTAATGCTGTCGCTAGGACCGTTTGGCTTTTTTGGTCCTCTGCTGCAGCTTTAGACATGTTAAAGATCGCAAACGCAGCTGTAGTCGCTGCACCAGCCATGGCCGTAAGTCCAGCCGGGGTCGTGGCCTTGGCCATAACAAACTGAAACCGTTGAGCGTTAGTCTCAAGCTTCTTAAACTCTGACAGGGTCTGCCTGAACCCTGTTTTGTTCAGTTCGGAAATGATCGGTATTTTGATTGCCATTAACGCACCCCTCGAGCAGTTGCAGTACGTAACGCACGATTAGCGTCAGCCACAGCACGATCCACGATCGGTCGGCAGTTTTGTGTTACGTCATTCAAGGTTTCCTCGGCTGCGGGCCACATAGCGCGGGACGCTTTGCCCTGCTTTGCGTTCAGCCTGTTAATCAACGTCATGCCCTGAACGGTTGACGGTTTGTTGCCACGGCCAGCCATGTCATAAATGCTGATGTTGCGACCACGTGATACGCCGTTGCGGGCTTTGCCACCGCCAGCGACCACGCTGACCACGCCAACGGTTTCGTACATGATCGAGCGTGCAGTAATTTTGCGTGACGCTTTGCGTGTGTCAAGTTTGCTGGTGATCTGCCTACGCTCGGTGGATCCGCCACGCCACAACGGTTGACCTTTCCAGTTACGGGTCATACCCGATAATGGGGCTTCCGTGGGTACGTTGCGTTGAGCTGCACGCACCATAGGGTCAACAGCGTCTTTAAAGTCCTTGTTGAACTGCTTACGCAACGTCTTATCAAAACCGTTAAGTACACGTAATGCTTCACGTACGCCTGTGACTGGTGGCTGGGTCATTTGTTGCGCTCCTCGAGCACGCGAACAACCGTCATTAACTCGGGGTGTTCAAACTCCACATTTGCTGGCCAGTACCCGGTAGCCACGACAACCTGCGCTAGGAGGTAGCCGACGCTGCCGGGTCGGTAGGGTTTCGGTCGTCTGCCTCGACGATCTCTGGCATGTTTTCTAGCTGGTCAATGAACTGGTCGAGGGTTGATGGTACGACTATGCCAGCCTGGCGTGTTGCTTCATACGCAAAATAGGCAAGGTCCTCTGCGCCTATGCCGTCACCAATTTGTGAGATTTTGCGCTTGTATAGGCGTTCCCATTTGACGAGTGTTGCCAGGTTGGTTTGTACCTGGCGTGAGTCGCCGTCAATGGTGCGGTAGGCAAGGGTCAGTCTCAAAGGTTTGTCCTTTCGTCGGGCAAGGCTCCGCCCGTGCGGGCTTGCTTTGTTTTACTCTCAGCCTGAGGCTGAGGGATCATGAGGTGGCTTTGGTTAGGGTTCCACCCCTGAAAACCAGCGTGACCGTACTGAGCTCTCCCAAGGACGCTGCTATTGGTGTGTGCGTTTCGAGATAGGCCGAACTCAGTGTATAGGACGGATTGCTTGTGCCAACGGCTGCGCTGCTTGGCTTAAGCACAATAGTTGTGGTGGTGCCAACCAAACCGTAGATCGTTGCTTCAGTTTCGGTCGATGCATACGACTGGTACAGGGTTACGGTCACTTCGTTGTTTTGCAGTCCGCTGGTGTACTTGCGGGCCGTGTCACCAAACGCAGTGGACTCAAGGGCCTCAGCGGTGTACGTCACGGTTGCGCTGGTGCACTGGTCGCTAAGGTCAACGCTGTTAATGGTCACCGTTGGGTTAGAAAGGTAAGTGGTTGTAGGCATTGTCAGTCCTCAGATTTCTTTTTCTTAGTTTCCTCAACGACGAAACCGCCGTCAATAAGTGCCGGGACGTTAACCCCTGCAGCCTCAGCAGTTTCAGCGTCAAACACGTCACCAATTTTGCCGACTCGTTCGGACGCAATCTTGTATGCCATGTTGTCGCCTCCTATGCCGTTTGAGCTTGTAGGGAAATAGTTACAGTGTACGACGGGTATTCTACCCCACCGATCAACGTGTTAGTGGGACGACCGTCAGTCACCGCTACTTGCTTTGCCAACAACTTGGCTGCGATCTCAAGCGCTGGCCGTAGCGCGTCAAGGTTGCTGGGGCCCATAGTCAGAATTATGCAACTAAACGTCACCTTGGCAATGTTGTAGTTCCAAGCCTCAAAACTGGGTGCGTCAAGGAACACGCACGGTGGTTGTAGGTTCCGTGGATCTGTCACAACCTTGAGCCCTGAGATCGTGGCAAGGGTGGTGCTCAGGTCGTCTATAGCCTCGTTAAACAGGTCTGTGTACGCCATTAGGCGACCGCTGGTCTAGGAATACCCAACAGTTGTTTCATGATCGCTGAAAGCCCTGTAGGGGTTGCTGTGCCCATTTCGGTAAATGAAGCAAACTCGTTGACGCTGGACCGCTGACGGTATAAGGCCCCGCCGTACATGATCGTCCCCAGGGTAACGTCACCCGACGGGCTGGTCGTGAGGCTGTCCACGTACCCGGCTTCTTCGCGTCGGCGGTAACAAAACGCGTTAGCAGCAGCTGCGCACTGCACCAAGAACGCTGCGTCAGCAACCGAGACGCTGGTGAACCCGAGCCAATCCTCGATCTGCTGATCCGTCACCCAAGTACAGGTCGGGCTTGTGGTGATCGTGCCGACTGGTATTGCAGCTGATCGGTTTAGGTCGTCGCCCGCGTCATAGAACAGCACCTGATTAAGGATTGGTGCGTCATAGTCGAAAATGAAGTCGCCTTCGCTGTCTATGC